TGAACTGGCACCCTTCGTACTCAACAGACCGCAGAGGGCACTATGGGAAAGCATGAAAAGCCGGATCGACGCAGGTACGCCCCTCCGATACTACCTTCTGAAGGCAAGGCAGATGGGGTTTTCCACATATACCCAGGGCCTGCTCTACTGGGTTACTACCATGCGAGCCTTTCGCAACTCCTTGGTAGTGAGCCACGAAGACAAGAGTGCGAGCGGCCTGTACAACAAGTCGGAAGTGTTCTTCCGGTTCAGTCGCCCGGATCTTCGACCCCTGACGAGACAAGCTAACAGGAACGAGCTGTACTTCGCCAACCCGAAACCGAAGGAGACCCAGAAGGGTCTTGAATCTCGGATTCTGGTGCAGACCGCGAACAACAAGAATCTAGGCGCGTCACTCACCCTCGACTTCGTGCATCTCTCAGAGCTGGCTCGCTACGAAGAGCTACTCAACGATGTGCAGGCGAGTATGATCACGCTGCTCCAGACCGTACCCAACAGACAGATGACCTTCGTGATCGTGGAAACCACAGCGCAGGGTATGGGGTAAGCCAAGGACTGGTGGGACACCCCGGAGTTCGAGGATGGGTACGAGAAGTTCTTCGCATCCTGGGTGGCGTCAGACGAGTACACCAACGATGAACCAATCGACGAGCGTGAACTGTCGCGGGACCCTCTCTCGAAGTGGGATGATGAGATCGCGGTATTCCAACTCGTCCTCGATGAGCTACAGAAGTGGTATCCAGAATACGGGAAAGACCATGAGACTCTGAAACACGAGGCTCTCAAGCGCATGGCTTGGCGTCGTAGGACGCTCATGAGTAACTTCCGGGGAGATCTGGATTTCTTCAAACAGGAGTATCCGCTGACTGCAGAGGAAGCCTTCATCACCTCCGGTCGGCAGGTCTTCAACATTCGCAAGCTGGTAGATATCCAGTACTCACTCATGACCCCGCAGGGGACCGCAGTCAAGCCCCCCGCCACCTGGCGACACAACAGGGCTGAGCGCAAATACGCTGCCGCGCCCTACGGGTCGCTCCGGGTGTACGACGAACCCAAGCGTGAGATGGTGTATGTGCTGGGAGTGGATGTGGCAGAGGGCCTCAAGGACGGAGATTACTCGACCATCCAAGTGATCGAGCTTCCGACCATCAAGCAGGTCGCTGTCTTCCAGGACTGGGTGAAACCAGACGACCTCGGTGAGATAGCTTACGACCTCGGGGAGTACTACAACTGGGGTCTCATCGCAGTAGAAAATAATGGTCCCGGCATCGCAACCAACTTGCGTCTCCGGGACACTTTGCACTACCCCGTAATGTACACTCGCGAGATCCTCGACGGGATCGAACGGAAGTACACCAATAAGCTGGGCTGGTCTACGAACCGAGGCTCCAAGCCGGTGATGATCACAGCCCTGCGGGGCGCGATTGACGATGACCTTCTGATCCTCCAGGACAAAGAGACGCTCGATGAGCTGATGCACTACGTCATGAAGAAAGATGGCACGATGGGAGCCCAACAGGGCAAGCACGACGATCTTCTCATGGCTCTCGCAATCGCTCTCCAGGCGGCGACCCAGCGTGGGTTGGTCGGAGAACGTCAAGTACGGCATATGGTGGAGGGCTCGATGGAATGGCACTTCGCTCAACTACCTGAAGCGGGCGATGAGTACGTCATCGGAACCCACAACTACGGAGACTAACCAATGATCCAACTAGAGGACATTAGAGAGCCCAAAGCTGGTCCAAAGGCTGCCAAGCTCTGGCATTCACGCCTAGAGCTAGCAATCGAATTCCGGGACAAGCATTGGAATGGGCCAAAGGCATGGAGGGCCGCGAACCGGCTCGCCAAGGGTGATCACTGGAAGGACAAGAAAGACCCCGATTCCCTCGATTCCGAGAACGTGGATGACAGGATCAAGGTCAACCTGGCGGGATCCGTCTCGCAGGACTTCGAGGCGTACTTGATGCGCCGGAGCCCCTCCTTCACAGGACAGGCTGCCGAGGACCCAGAGGACCAAACCAGTGCAGAGATGCAAGGACACATGCTCAACTACTTCTGGCGCGAACAGCGCATGCAGAAGCAGGCGAAGCGAGCTGTCCGGGACATGATCAACATCGGTCATGGTGTCCTACGCACTGGCTGGATCCAGGAGATCGACACATCTGTCAATCCCGACAAGGACGGGAAGGTAGACTACCGAGACATCATGAAGAAGGAGATGCCCGTCATCAAACGGGTCAGCCCCTTCCGCTTTGTCTTCGCCAAGGACGCTAGTGAGTACGACCTAGAGTCGGCTCGGTGGTGTGCAGAGATGCTTCTCATGCCCCTCGCGGACATGATGAACAGTAAGAAGTACAAGAACGACCCAGGTGGGAAGAAGCTCATCGGAAAGATCCGCAGCGGTGTGATAATACCCAAGTTCTACGAGGGCAACGAGAACGCGCAGCGCGAGGCGATCAAAGAGGTCATCCCAGACGATGACCAAGAGATCGAGATGATCGGCACCAAGCTGGTCGTGATCTACGATGTGTGGGACAAGAAGTTCAACACCCATTTCCACATTCTGGCAGGCGTGAACGACGACTTCCTCTTCTTCGAGGAGTGGCCGTACCCGTACCTCGATGGCTTCCCGTATCTCGTGGGTAGCTACATCGAGATGAACGACACGCACTTCGCCAAGGGTCTGATGATCGACCTGCAGGACCAACAGCACGAGCTGAACAGAGTTCGCACCGGTCAGTTCCAGCACAATCGGAAACTCGGGCGCTCCCTGTACATGGTCCTCGAAGCAGTCAACAGTGGTGAGCTAGGCAAGCTCAAGACTGGCAAGGATGGGGACGTTATCAAGGTGCCGCACATGAGTGCGATCTCCGAGGTCCCGGTCCCGAATCTCCCCAACGAGTCGTATCGTCTGGAGGAGATCATCAAAGAAGACATACGCCAGCTGTCAGGCCAGAACGCGATGATGGCAGGCTCTAACCTCCCCTCCCGGACATCGGCGGCAGAGGTCAACAAACGAGCATCCTACTCCGACATCAAGATGGAGGACAGGATCCTCGCAGTGGACGATCTGATCCTTCGTGCGGCTATGCAGGTACTACAACACGCTAAGGCCAACATGAAGATGGAGAAGGTTGTCCGTATCATGGGTGCCTGGGGTAACGAGTGGGTTGAGATGACCCCCGAAGATATCCAGGCCGAAGCGGACATTGAACTGATCTCCACCTCGACCCCGAAAGGGGAGACCGACTTGGAGAAGTCCACCGCTACCAACCTCATGAACATGATCCTACAGCAAATCCCGCTGCTCCAGCAGATGGGTGTAGAGGTCAACATTGTCGAGATGTTCAAGTGGATCTTCAGGAAGCATGGGGCCGAGAAGGAAGCAGGACGTTTCTTCCCTGCTCTGTCAGAGCCTCCGGGTCCGCAACTCCCCGATCCTAATAAGCTCGCGGAGCAGGAAGCCCAAGCAGCTCAGGACGCAGCAGGTCCGGGACCGCAAATACCTGACGAGCAGATGCAAGCTCAGCAGGAAGGCGTACAGCCCCAGAGCGAAGCGCAGGGACCACAAGGAGACCTAGCTCAATTCTAAGGAGAGATGAATGAGACTAGTAGATTACCGTAGCACTCGTACCGGGGAAGTGGTGGAGTTCATCAGGCAGGAATCACCCCCACACCCCATAGCAATCGAGCATGAAGGCGAGACCTGGGAACTTATGCCAGCGTCTCCCCGTATCGTAACCGCCGACACTCGCGGTTTCAAAGAGATGCCCAACGACAAGAAACTCGCACGAGAAGGAAGGCGGGTGATCGAGCCGGGGTATGAGAATGAAATTTCGAGTACGAAGCGAGCCATCGCAAAGCAGAAGGATGCGGAGCTAGAGGAATCTGTGGTAGCCACGATCAATCGTGCGATGCCCTAGACAACACCTCGGAAGGAGAGATCATGAGTGATGAAATGGACGCAGTAGGCGAAGCCCTAGTCAACGTACTAGGTGACCAAGACTTCAAGATGAACGACGAGGGCGAGATAGAAGTGGACGCTGCGGCAATCGCGGCTACCTCCACCGAGACTCCTCCCGTCGTAGAAGCGGAACCAACAGCACAGCCTCCAGCAGCGATTCACAACTGGGAAGAGCGGTACCAGAACCTGGAACCAGAGTTCACCCGCAAGTCTCAGCGACTGTCCGAGCTGGAGAAGGACGTACTCCCCGAAATGCAGCAAGAGCTGGCCCGCCTCCAGGGTCAGGTTGACGGACTCACTCGCGGTGAACAACCTGCGGACGGGACCGTGGATGACGGGCTCCTTGAGATCCCCACCAACTTTGGTGAGATCCTCATGAACGAGCCTGAACGGGGAGCACAGATGATCGCGGAGATAGCGGATCGCGTAGCAGCGAATAAGCTCTTGCCAATCCTAGAGAGGGTGGCTCCGATGCTGGAAGACTGGGAACTGGAAACGGAACTCAAGACTGCAGCACTGGTAGAGGGGCGTGAGGATTTTTTCGAGCTTCTCCCTACTATCCGCGACATCATCGTCAAGAGTGAATCCGACCTATCGTTCGACGATGCCTACAACTTGGCAAAGACGTTCCATACGGTCGATGGAGAAGTGCCTCCGGCCCCAGCGGTCCAGCCCGAAGTCGTGGCTACGGAACGCATCAGCCCGGAGGATGCCCTCGCGAATGCCAACCGGCTAGCGCCGGATACCGGAGTCTCGGGAGAAGTACAGCAAGGTCAGCGTGTGGCTGACTCTGTTGAAGAGGCATTCAACATGGCTGTCGAGGACGTACTGGGCGAGTAAGCCCACCCTCCTCCTGACAACCACAGGGAGGACCTAAATATGTCTAGTCCTTTTTCTGCGCCTCCGTCCCTTCTGGGGATTCAGCTCAGTGACACATCAGAGACCATCGAGTTCAAGCTCGGGTCCGTTGTGCTCGGAGATGATGGCGCTCACTATCGTTACGTGCTAGCCGCAGAAGCCATTGCTGCGTACCAGCCAGTGGACTTCGACGAAGATTTCTCGGCCAGCGTCACCGACGCGACCGACGTTATTCTCGGCGTAGCGCACGTAGCCATTGCTGACACCGACTACGGTTGGGTCGTCATCAAAGGCCCCTGCACTATTCTCATGACCGCTGATGCCACCGCTGGTGACATCGGTAGACTGTCTGCCGTTGGTGGACTGGGCAACGTACCGCCCGCCGATCATGAAGGTATCGCAGGCGTATCGTATGCAACCGAAGCTGCCACGCCTGCTGGCGTAGCGGCGTACCTCGTCTAAGGGAGAAATGAGATATGGCAACTCCAGCTAATCCGTCATTTGATGCCCTCGTTTCGACCACCATCAAGAACTACCGTCCCAAGCTCATCGAGAATCTGATGAGTCATGAAGCCTTCTTCTGGCTTCTGAAGTCCAAGGGCATGGTAGTCGAAGAGGATGGTTCACGAGGAATTGTCCAACCCTTGCTGTATGGTGAGAACGATACAGTCAAGTCCTACTCAGGTTGGGATCTTCTGGACATCACTCCGCAGGAAGGTATCTCTGCGAGTGAGTATGACTGGAAGTTTCTTGCCACCTCGATCACCATCAATGGTGAAGAGGAGTTCCGTAACAGTGGCTCCAAGACTCGCGTCATCGAGCTACTCAAGACCAAGATCCGACAGGCTGAACTGTCTCTGCAACTGACCCTGAACGCCATGCTTTTTGGTGACGGTACAGGCAACGGTGGCAAGGACATCATGGGCCTCGCGGGTGCGGTCGAGAACGGTGCCTCGTGGGGAACCTACGGTGGAATCAGTCGGGACACGCACACGTTCTGGCGTAATCAATGGATCGACTTTGACGCTTCGTACACGACCTTTAGTACGGCTCATGGCTCGTCCATCGATGGCCTCGCCGCGATGAGGACGATGTTCAACAACGTCTCCATCGGTAAGGTTACACCCTCCATCATAATCACCAATCAGACTCTCGTCGAGAACTACGAAGAGTATGTTGAAGGTGACAAATATCGCACCACGCAGAACGCACTTGGTGACGTTGGCTTTCGCAACGTCGAGTTCAAGGGTGTTCCGATGGTGTACGACAATGACTGCCCAGCCAACACGATGTTCTTCCTGAATGCAGATTTCATGAAGTTCGTAGTTGGTAAGGGTCGCAACTTCAAGAGCACTGAGTTTATGCGTCCGCAGAACCAAGACGCTAAGTCCAGCCTGATCTTGCTGGCGGCTCAGCTCGTCTCTCTGAAGAGCGACGTTCAAGGCGTCATCGACGATTTCGTCTACGCGACTTAATCTTCTCTGTAGTGGGGTGCTTCGGCACCCCGCTGCTTTTTCTTCTGGAGGATCCATGCCTTTCAAACTCATATCGCGTGCGCTTGATACAGTAGGTGACGGTAGTGGTACCAAGAATGCTATCGGCAACTACTCAAGTGCTGCGGAGGAATTTCTGATGTCTCCCGATGCTGGGGAGCAATGGACTATCTCTCGGCTCATCGTGTCTGTTGAAGACTCGGCTGGAGCCCTGGCTGATGAGTATGGGAACCTCGGGAACGCGCTATCCAATGGGATCAAGGTGGAGGTACATGATGGTTCCGGCCTTCTCTACTCCCTCACCGACCCCGACATACCAATCAAGACCAACGCCCAATGGGGGATCATGTGTTACGATGTAAACATGGCCTCCTGGGGTGTATCACCCAGTAACGACCTCCTCCTGGTGCGATGGACCTTCACCCGATTTGGGAAGCCCATCGTCCTCCGCTCATGGAACAGTGAGAAACTGGTCGTGACGTTGAACGACAATCTAGTCGGTCTCATCTCCCACTACTTTGTAGCACAGGGATGGCAGTCCGACACGCATTAAGGAGAGATTCTATGCCTACGAAAAAGAAGCTATCTATCGCTGAAAACCCCACCGAAGAGCTGACCATCGAGCAACAGGCGATCCAGCGATTCGAGGGCGAACTCGCCGCTGAACGTCTGAAGGAGCAGCTCGAAGTTGAAGCCTCAGATGTTGGCGAGATCGAGGACGAGCCCGAAGCCCGATACATCATCAAAGAGACGATCATCGACAAGTACTCGGTCAAGCGTGAGCGCGTCAAGATCACACCCGCAGTCTGCGACAAGTGTGGCTTCGATGTGAGCGCGAGAAATGGCCTCGGTGAGTACGACCGAATGTCTCCAGTTCTTCAAGCCCAAGTACAGGGCGCTATCGCGGAGCATAAGTCCCTGGTTCACACCACCGCGCAGGATCTGATTGTAACCCAGTCAGAGCTGCCGACCAAGTGGTTGGGCCAACACAAGAAGTTCTAACCTACGGAGTAACCCATGACCAAAACTCAACTAGCTCAGGAGCTGGCAATCGAGGCAGGCGAGCAGTTCGACGACATCGATGTGAAGAGCCAGTTTGAGGACTGGGTGCAGCAGGCAGTTGACGCTGTGTACTCGGTGAGCCCTTGGTTCTTCAGGAACCTTACCGACCCGATCAACACCGTCCAAAGCACTGTCACCTACACTCTTTCAGCAACCGTCGCCAAGATCCGGGACATAGCATTGGGTACGACCCATATAGTCTATGCCCCCATCGAGCGGCTGATTGCTCGTGGTAAAAGTCTGACCGTCGAAGGCGAGCCCGAATTCTGGTACTACGCCGGGGTGGACAGCAACAACCAGCTCCAAATCTCATTTCAACCTGTGCCGGATGGCGTCCACGCGATCACGGTCCATGCTTCCCAACGACCGGCTGACCTAGCCTCGGGCGACACCATTCCTCTCCCGAAGGAGTATCTCAATGCAGTGAGGGTCAAGGTCCGAGGATTGCTGGCCGCATCCGACAAGGATTACCAAGCCGCTTCCCTCTTCGAGCAGAGCTTCATGCAGAACGTGACCGGTCTCGCAGAGCAGTACGCAGGTCTTGTCCGTCCACCTAGTCGTCTCCGAGCCAAGGCAGCCCAGGCTGTGTACCAGAGCCCGGATACGCCCGGAGGTAAGTAATGCTGACATCGGCCCTAATTGAAGAACTCGCTCTCGAATTCGGAGAGAACCCCCAGGAGCTGGACGTAGTTGGAGCCCTCCTGGGCTTCATTCGGGATTCGATCCAGGAGATAAATCTCGCCGGTGAGTGGTCACACACCCGTCTCTCGTACTCTTTCGAGACCGATGCGACGGTGAGTGCAGTCCCTCTTCCTGAAGCAGTGGCTGAGATCATCGCTATTCAACGAACATCGACAGGGCGACCCCTGACGTATGTCGATCTTGAGACCCTCACCAACGGTCAGCTCATTCTCGCTACAGCGGGAGAGCCTGCCTACTGGAGCTACAAAACCCACACCGATGGGGTTCCTACCCTACGGTTGTATCCCACACCAGATGACGGGTACACCTACGTTGTCTACTACGAGTCACACGAGCATGACCTTGCAACCGAGGACTCAACCCTCTCTGTCCCCCACTCCTTCCTTCCAGTTCTCAAGCATGGCATACGAGAGATGTACTATGCCGCAGCTCAGGACAGCCGCCAAGCGGATCGGTACAACAAGAAGTACCGAGATGGCATCGCCACGCTACGATCAAGGCACGAGCATATCCGAAGGGACGAACAGGGACTCCAGAGGAACGACATCGACGGTACGACCCAGTGGCCGACGCCACAATTCCCGACCACATACCCAAGGATTGGATAATGCCACAGACGATAACCATTGACGGATTCGGAGGCGGGATTAACCTCCGTCTCCCTTCCGTAGACATCAAAGACAACGAGGTAGTCGAGGCTCTGAACATGGAACTCGACGGGAATCGGTCATTGATTACTCGTCCCGGCCTGACCTCTCGCTCTGCAGCCTACACGTTCGGAGATTCGGACGTAATCGCGCTGTCAGACTTCCGTAATTCCACTGGGTCGGTCACGAAAGTGGTCGCCTGTACCGCTGCTGGTATCCATTCGGCCTCTCCTGGGGGTACTACCTGGGCAGATATCGAAGGAGCCTTCGGTCTCACGACCTCTGAGCGGTGGGAATTTGCGGTCCTAAACGATCTGCTCATCATGAGCAACATGCAGGATGCACTCATCAAGTACTCGGGTTCGGGTGATATCGCCCTACTCGGAGGTAGTCCCACATCAGATCCCCTGTCTATCGCAGTGATGGACAATCGGCTCTTCTACGTGGACAAAGCCTCCCCTAACACGCTCCGGTGGTCTGCTCTCGGTGATCCAGAGGACCATACTACGACTGGCAAGACCGGCTCAGGCTCCTGGAATGTGGGTGGTGCAGAGGGTGATTCGATCAAACGGATCTACCCCCACCGTGGACGTATGTTCATCCTCAAGGAGAGGAACGTCTACGTCCTGGTACCTGGTGCGCCTCGTGAGGATACCGACCAATGGCAGATCCCTAACCTCATCAAGGGTGTAGGGCTTGCTGCTCCTGACTCGGTGCAGATCATCAAGGATGATATCGTCTTCCTGAGCCACAACGGGGTCCTGTCCTTTGGGGCCACAGAGAAGTATGGCGACTGGAAGCAGGCTGAGCTGAGCCGGAACATCCCGTCTCTCCGCAGCTGGCGCAAGTCTAAGGCTGAGCAAGTCCGTTCAGTCATCCATCCCACCAAATCACAGTACATCCTAGCCCTCCCAGAGGGTAGTGGTGACGACACCCCCTCGTCAGCCTGGGTGCTGGACTTCACAGAGGTCCCGGCCTGGACTCGATACAACGGAGGGATGGCTGCCCAGGCATTTGCCCAGGTAGACAACTCAGGTACGCCTGAGCTGTATGTCGGAAATGACATCGTGACCGTAGAGGACACCTCTGTATGGCAGGACAACTCGGTAAGCTACACCAAGACAGTCTTCACCAAGAGCTACAGCCTCGGGGAGACGATGCGGAGGAAACTCTTCCATCGTTTCGGGGTACAGTTCGAGGCCCTGACCGATCCGCTGACGGTGGATATCCTCTACCGGCTGGACCAGGATGGCCTGAAGGCCAAGAACATAGTCTACTCTTTCGCTGGGCTGCTTACTGGTGGACTGTGGGATGTGGCCGACTGGGATGAAGCTGACGTAGCACTGTGGTCCACCGAGCTGACCGACCTCA